GATTTAAATTTTGCAAAGAGTAAATCACTCAGAGATTCTAGAAGCACTAAAAAGTTAATTACCTTCAGTCGTGCCAGCAGTGGAACGTATGTTGACAGTGATGGGTTTATCAAGATCAGTCCTGTTAATTATTTGAAGCGTAGCGAAGAAATTAATAATGCTGCTTGGACTAAGATTAGTGCCCATGACCTTCAAACAAACGGGGCAACCGCACCCAACGGCACTCAGACTGCTGACATTTACGGCTTTGACAATAGCGTTATATATCAGGACAATGGTACTACAACAGATGGCACCACTTATACTGGATCTATTTACCTCAAGGGTAATAGCAATCAGACGATAAAAATAAGGGTTGCTAGTGCATCTTCCAATGATTCAGTGGATATTAATGTGACCACTGAGTGGCAAAGGTTTCAGGTTACAAAAACTGCAACCGACAGCACATCACCTTTAAGGTTTTTGATTGAAGGAAGAACCACCTACCTCTCTACTGCTCTTCCTGATGACTTTGAGCTTTCACTTTGGGGAGCTCAACTAGAAGAAGGCACAACCGCCACTGAATACATCCCAACAGGTTCAACGATTGGTGGAGCACCACGATTTGATCATGACTTTGATACAAGAGAGAGTCTTGGATTATTGCTTGAAGCGTCTAGAACAAATACAGTTATAAATTCAAACACAGTTTCTGGAAGTTCCTTAGGAACACCAATATTAAACAGCACTGAAACTGTTGTTTCTCCAAGAGGTATTAGTGAAACTGTTCGTCGGTTAGGACGTGATGTGCCTGCAGGTGGTGCTCAGATATGGCGTGTTGGTTCAACAAGCGGAGGAACTAATAATACTACATACACCATTAGTTTCTATGCCAAAACTGTGAACGGGGGTACAACAAGTATCAATATTGATATTAACGATACAGCGCCTACCACTGGACAAGCATCCGAAATTACTGGGGAATGGACTCGTATAGTAAAGACTGGAGGGGTTCGACCTAATGGTTTCAGATTCTTTGATATGAACATGGTAACTGCCACTGAAGAATTCTATGTTTGGGGTGCTCAAATTGAGGTTGGAGACTTTGCCACCTCCTACATCCCCACATCCGACAGCGCCGTAACGCGCTCATCTGACATCGCAAAGATTGAAGGCAGTAATCTTACGAGTTGGTATAGTGAAACCGAAAGCGAACTGACATTATTTTGCGATTGTACAGTAATTGGTGGCGATGGTATTGCGTATATGCTTAGCGATGGCAGCAATGAGAGATTCGCTCTTCATCCAGACTCCGCTTTTGGAAGTGATTATTATATAAGAAGTGGTGGAAGTTTTATGGTACTTTTAAGCAATATACCAGGGTTACCAAAAAGATTTACGACTGCTCTTGGATACAAACCAGGGTCAACAGTAGAAGTTCTTGACGGTGTACTTGGAGGAGAATTTAACACTACAACTGTAACACCTACAGGGATTGATCGACTGATGATAGGTAACAGCAATGGTTTTTATGTTTTAACCGGATACATCTCCCGTCTTGCGTACTACCCGACTCGTCTACCTAACGATAAACTTATATCTATCACAATATAACCATGGAAGAAGAATTTACACCAACACCAGGACCATTTTTTAAATTTGCAGATGAAGCAGAATGGTTAACTGCTGCTCGTGCTGCAGGATTTATTATTGATGTTCCTATATATGATGAGAATGGAGAATCCACTGGTGAAACAGAAGAAAAACTACATGCATACACAGCAAATCATGCTATTGATGTTGTGGGAACAATCACTGAAGGCGGTGAATGGGATGACGAAGGTAATGAAATTGTAGCACCAACAGTATTACCAGGATGGCATGTTAATTATCTTGGAGACCTTCCAGATGGTTGGGAATCTTATGAAGTTACACCATCAACTCCACATAGAATATTCGCATAACTAACAATGTTAACATTCAAAGAATTTTGTATACAATTAGATGAGGCAGCATGGACGAAAAAAGCAGGACAGAACAAAGAAGGTGGACTCAACGAGAAGGGCAGGAAATCCTACGAGAGGGAGAACCCTGGCAGCGACTTGAAAGCACCAACGAAGAAGAAGGACAGTCCCAGAAGAAAACGCTTCTGTGCTCGGATGCGTGGAATGAAGAAAAAACTTACAAGTAAAAAAACTGCAAATGATCCCGATAGCAGGATTAATAAATCATTGAGGAAGTGGGACTGTTAATATATGACTCAATCTGAAAAACTTGCAATATGCGAAGCATGTGAATTTTATAAAACTCAACTAAAACAATGTAGATTATGTGGTTGCTTTATGCCACTGAAAACACTTTTACCTGGAATGAAATGTCCAGATTGGCCACCGAGATGGGAGTGAACTATGGCAAAGAAAACAAAAACAAAAATAGCATCACCTGAACCTGATGATAATGATGATATTATTGATTCTAAATTAAATCAACATCAGATTTACTTAGGAAATCCCAATTTAAAAAAAGTTGGTGTACCAATTAATTTTACACCTAAGCAAATTGAAGAATATCTTAAATGTAAAAAAGATCCAGTTTACTTTGCTAAAACTTATTGTAAAATCGTATCTCTCGATGAAGGTCTAGTCCCATTTAGTTTATATGATTTTCAAGAAGACATGGTACGTCGATTCCATGCAAACAGATTTAATATTGCAAAGTTACCTAGACAGACGGGCAAATCTACCACTGTTGTGGCATATCTTATGCATTATGCGTTGTTCAATGACAACGTAAATATTGGTATTCTAGCAAATAAGGCACCGACTGCAAGAGAACTGTTAGGAAGGTTGCAACTTGCATATGAAAACTTGCCAACATGGTTGCAGCAGGGTATAATTGCATGGAACAAAGGATCTATGGAGCTTGAAAATGGCAGTAAGATTTTGGCATCTTCTACATCTGCATCTGCTGTCCGAGGCATGTCGTTTAATATCATCTTCCTCGATGAGTTTGCGTTCATTCCAAACCATGTTGCAGAGCAATTCTTTGCCTCTGTTTATCCTACTATTTCTTCTGGTAAAAGCACAAAAGTCATCATAATTTCTACCCCAAATGGGATGAACATGTTCTATAAGTTGTGGCATGATGCCGAACTTGGCAGGAACGAATATGTAACAACAGAAGTTCATTGGTCTCAGGTTCCGGGAAGAGATGATGCCTGGAAACAACAAACTATTGCAAATACTTCTGAGCGACAGTTTACTCAAGAATTTGAATGTGAATTTTTAGGATCTGTTGACACCTTGATCTCGGCAACTAAATTGAGATCAATGATATATGAAGAACCAATTAAACAGAGTTCTGGATTAAAAATTTATGAAGATCCAATAAAAGATCATGAATATTTAATGACTGTTGATGTATCTAGAGGTACTAACAATGACTATTCTGCATTTGTACTATATGATATTACTACAGTCCCATATAAAGTTGTAGGCACATATAAGAACAACGAAATTAAACCAATGTTGTTCCCCAATATTATCAATCAAATATCTTTAAATTACAACAAAGCATTTATATTATGCGAAGTTAATGATATTGGAGATCAAGTAGCATCAATTCTTCAATACGATTTAGAAAATGAAAATCTATTGATGTGTTCTATGAGAGGTAGAGCGGGTCAAATTGTAGGTCAAGGGTTCTCTGGAACCAAAACTCAACTTGGAGTTAAGACTAGTACAACAGTCAAGAAAATTGGTTGTTCTAATTTAAAGCAATTAATTGAAGCAGACAAACTTCTTATAAATGATTATGATATTATTTCTGAATTAACCACATTCATTCAAAAGAAACAATCATTTGAGGCAGAAGAAGGATGTAATGACGACCTTGCAATGTGTTTGGTAATCTTTGCATGGTTGGTCGCACAAGATTATTTTAAAGAAATGACGGACAATGATGTTCGTAAAAGATTATATGATGAGCAAAAAAATCAAATTGACCAGGATATGGCACCTTTTGGATTCATTAATAATGGATTAGATGATGCGGTTGAGGTTGATAATGAAGGAAGTGTTTGGTATATTTCTCAAGATGGTACAGGTTCTTATTCAGATTCATATCCAAGTGAATATGGAGATATGAATTTTATGTGGGAATATAGATGAATGAATTTCAAGAAGATCAATATCAATTAGAACATTTACTTTTTAATGAAAGGAGATGTAGAACTTGCAATATTACTAAAGATCTTCTTGTAGATTTTTATTTAATTAGAAAAAATAAAAAAGGATTTCCATCTTCATATTCATACGAATGTAAAGATTGTACAAAGAAAAGAGTTTTAGAAAGAAAACGTAATAAAGGAACTAACAGATGGGAATATCCAGACTGGTAGGTGGTTCATGCACGGTTTCCCCTTTTAAGAGTGTCGAAATAATAAATAGATTTAGAAAATATGACACTTTTTTAGGAGATAAAAATGGTTGCATTACGCTCACCAGGAGTGGTAGTTAGGGAGAAAGACCTGACGAAGGGAAGGGCGGATATTACTACTGGTAATATCGCAGGATTCTCTGCTCCGTTTTCACAAGGACCTATTGGGGTCGCAGTAACTATAGCGAATGAAGCAGAATTAGTTAGTGTATTTGGAGAACCTTCTGCATCAAATGCAGAGTACTTCTTATCGGCATCAAACTATCTTTCATATGGTGGACTTCTTTCTGTATCCAGACCTAGTGCATCCGTTCTTAAAAATGCAGTAGCAAGATTAGCGCAATCTTTAGATACCGTAACCATTAACGGTGCTGGAGGTATATACGTTGGTTCACCAGACGTTACAGTTTCTGCACCTGATCTTGCAGGTGGAACTCAAGCAGAAGTTTCTGCACAGATTTCAAACGGGGCAGTATCTGAATTAACAGTTACTGAGGCAGGTTCTGGATATACATCCCCACCAACAATTACAATTGATCCTGTAGGAAATCAAGCAACTCTTAACGTTACTCGTGGCACTCAAGCAGTATTAACAACAATTCCTGGATCTGGACCTGGTTCAGTCGCTGGCGGTGCAATTACTCTTGGAACTATTAGTGCTATTGACACTCCAGGTTCTGGTTACAGAGATGGAGCAAATCTTCCAGCGGTTTCAATTACTGGTGGCGGCGGAAATGATGATGCTACAGCAGTTGCAGTTGTTACTAATGGTCAAATAACTGGAATCGAAATTACTGGTGGTGGAACCAACTATAGCGGTGCATACACAGTGTCAATCGATGCCCCTGAAGGTGTTGTTGTAACCGTTGGTAATGAAGGAACCAACTACAATGCTGGAACTACTTACAATGTTGATGTAGATATTTCTGGAGGAACTGAGAATGTTCCATTTGCTGCAACTGCAACCATAGGTACTGGTGGCATTGTTAGTGGACTTACTGTTACTGAATTTGGAGACTACAGTTCTTCTGGAACTCTGACTGCAACTCTTCCTGCTCCAGGAACTACTGCTACAGGTACTGCAGTAATGAAATCAGCAGGAACTGTTATTGAAAATGATGCTGCATATGATGCTGCATATTCAATTGGTAATACTTCCGGGTTCTTCTTTGCTTCTAGATCTCCTGGTATATGGGGTAATAATTTAAGAGTTTGTGCTGTTGATCATGGTCCTCAGCAATCTCTATATTTCACCTCAACTCTCCCTACAGTTGCTGTTGGAACTAATATTACTCAAGGTTCAGTAAAAGGTAAAGTCATTGATTCCACTCTTGGAACCGATGGATTTACGATTTTACATGTTGTACTTTTAGATGGTGCTGATGCATATCTTCCTTCTCCATCAGCAAGTGATAAGTTCGCATCCGGATCGCAAGTTGTTGTAGACTCTGTTGCATATAGCTTAAAAGCAGGAACTGCTGCAGTTGATAGTGGTGCTTCTTGGTATGCTTCTAAAGAATTGTACGAAGGATCTGGTGTTAAGTGGAATTCTATCGCTGCTAGACCTGAGTCAACAGCAGATGGTGAAGCATTCTCCAGTGCTGGTGCAAATGCATATGATGCAATTCACATTGCAATCGTTGATGAAGATGGTGGACTTACTGGTGCAAAAAACACTGTTGTAGAAACTTATACGTATGCTTCAAAGGCAAGAGATGCTAGAGGTCCACAAGGTGGTTTAAACTATTACAAGAACATTGTTTCAGGATCAAGTGCATATGTATATGTTGGCGATACTCTTTATAATGGATATGATACTGCGTTAAGAACTTCAGCTTTTGAACCTTGCGGATCAAAAGATTATTCACTAACTTCCGGAGAAGATTATGCTGAATCAATAGACGCATCTATCATGGAGTCTGGTTATGCTGTATTTGCAGATAAAGAAGTCGTATCAGTCGATTACTTAATAATGGGTCCTGGACTCGATACAGAAATTAAAACTTCACAAAAAGCAAGTTACATTGCAAGTGTTGCAAAATCTAGAAAAGATTGTATTGCTGTAATTTCTCCACACAAAGAAAATATTCTTTCTACTTCAGGAGTCTCAAAAACAAATACTACCATTACAGATAATATTAAAAATTTCTATAGTACTATTGGAAGCAATTCTTATTGTGTATTTGATTCTAATTACAAGTATGTCTATGATCGTTGGAACGATGTCTATCGTTACATACCTTGCAATACCGACATTGCAGGATTGATTGCTGATACTTCCATTAGGAATGAACCATGGTTCTCCCCTGCTGGTTTCTCCAGAGGTGGTATTCGTAATCTTGCAAAACTTGCTTGGAATCCAACAAAAGCAGATAGAGATGAACTCTATGCAAATAGAATTAATCCTATTTCAACATTCCCTGGTCAAGGTGCTGTATTATTTGGAGACAAAACTGCACTATCTACGCCATCTGCGTTCGATAGAATTAATGTTCGTAAACTTTTCCTCGTTGTAGAAAAAGCTATTGAACAGGCAGCACGAGCACAATTATTTGAAATCAACGATGAAACTACAAGAAATATCTTTAGGTCTATTGTTGAACCTTTCCTTCGTGACGTTCAAGCAAGAAGAGGTGTAAATGATTTTGTTGTTATTTGTGATGAAACAAATAACACTCCAGCAGTTATTGACAACAATGAATTTGTTGCTGAAATTTACATCCAACCTGCAAGGTCGATCAATTTTATTACATTGACTTTTACTGCTACGAGAACTGGAATCTCGTTTAGTGAAGTAACTGGTAGATAATTTTTTACAATAAATATTTAAACGGGAGATAACAACAATGGCAAACATTATCGATTTCAAATCTAGATTAAAGGGCGGCGTTCGCCCTAATCTATACCAAATTGAAATTCCATTTCCAGATATAAATTTCAATCTTGGTAGAGGCACAGGTGTGCAAGACCTGGTAAAGAATACTAAATTTCTTTGCAGATCTGCACAGATTCCATCTGCAAACCAGGGACTTATTGAAGTTCCATTTAGAGGACGTTTTTTGAAAGTTCCTGGAGATAGAACCTTTGAAGCATGGACTGCAACTTTCTACAATACATCTGATTTTGACTTAAGGGCAGCATTTGAGCAGTGGATTAATGTCGGTAATAAAACCGATGAGAATCTTGGAACCTTTGATTTTGGCACCAGTGGTGACTTTGGGGGATACTTTAAGGACATCACTATTAAACAGTTGGACAAAAACATTTCCTCTGATGGTGTTAGAGCAGTTGCAACTGGTCAAAAGGAAGATCCTAATAAAATTCTTAGAGTTTATAAGTTGATTGGTGCATGGCCAACTAGTGTTGGTGCTATCAATCTATCTTATGACAGTAATGATCAGATTGAGGAATTTGATGTTGAGTTCCAATATCAATATCTCGATGCAGGTGAAACTGACTTCTCCACCAACAAGGGAGAATTCACCAAATTGAGAGAAGTGAACGACTGATATTTAGTTTACTAAATAGATTAAAGGTACGTTCATATTTGGAATGGCGAAGTTATTTGGATTTTCAATAGAGAAGGAAGATCTTAAACAGGGGGCGAAATTACCTTCGTCTCCTGTTCCACCTACAGATAATGATGCAACATCTGCCATAACTCCATATGGTGGGTGGTTTGGTCATTATGTAGATCTTGACGGAATTAAGCATAGAGATGAGTTAAATCTCATCAGAAAATATAGAGAAATGTCACTGTCTCCTGAGGTAGATAGTGCTATCGAAGATATTACAAACGAAGCAATTGTTTCAGATAAAGATGACAGTCCGGTAGAATTAGAACTGTCAAATTTAGAAGTTTCAGAATCCATCAAAACTAGCATGAGGGTTGAGTTTGAGCATATCAAACGCCTCTTAGATTTTGATAAAACAGCACATCAAATTTTTAGACGTTGGTATGTTGACGGAAGAATTTATTATCATAAAGTTATAGATTTAAAGGATTCTTCTAAAGGAATTTTAGAACTTAGATATATCGATCCATTAAAGATTAAAAAATATAGATACGTTCAAAAACCCCCACAAAATTCAGAAGAATTTAATCAGTACGATTATGGAGCAGTTGTTGAATTTTATGTTTATAACAATAAGGGGATAAACAGTACGAATCAAGGAATTAAAATTGCAAAAGATGCAATAGCATCTGTAACCTCTGGAATTACTGACCAAGGTAGAAATATAACGTTGAGTCATCTACACAAAGCAATTAAATCCTTGAATCAACTTAAGATGCTAGAAGATAGCATTGTAATTTATCGTTTATCTAGAGCACCAGAAAGACGCATCTTCTATATTGATGTTGGAAACCTTCCCAAAGTAAAAGCAGAACAATATCTTCGTGATGTAATGTCACGCTATAGAAATAAACTTGTTTATGATTCTGCAACTGGTGAGATGCGTGATGATAAAAAGCATATGTCTATCATGGAAGATTATTGGTTGCCTCGCCGTGAAGGTGGTCGTGGCACTGAAATCACTACTCTTCCTGGTGGTCAGAATCTTGGTGAATTGACAGACATTAAGTATTTTCAAACACAAGTTTATAAAGCACTTAATGTACCTTCTTCTAGACTTGAAAGTGATAAATCATTTGATCTTGGAAAGTCTGAAGAGATTAATAGGGATGAAATTAAATTTACTAAATTTGTAGGTCGTCTCCGTAAAAAATTCTCAGATCTTCTTCATGATCTGCTGAGGACTCAATTAATTTTAAAAGGAGTCATCACATCTTCAGATTGGGAAGAATTTAAAGAGCATATTCAATATGATTTTCTTTATGATAATCAATTTGCCGAAATGGCAGATCTTGAAATGCTTGAGAAGAAAATGGAAGTTCTTGATAAGGTAGATCTTTATGTTGGTAAGTACTTCTCTCAAGATTATGTAATGAGACAACTTCTACAATTTACAGAACAAGAAATTACAGAAATGAAGATTCAAATAAATAATGAAATCAAGTCAGGTCAAGTAATTGATCCTCTTGATGTTGTAGATCAAGAAAAGCAAAGTTCTGAACTTGACTTGGAAACTAAAAAAGTTTCTATAAATAATATGAAAAATCCAACTGCACCAACACCAGTAGGAAATAAAAACACTAAATAATAAACGAGGTTAAATTATGGAAACCACTAAAATTGTTGATATGGTCATGAAGGATCAACTTGCTGATGCTTCAGATGCCATAAAAGATATGATTATGAATAGAGCAGCATCAATTCTTACTCTTGAAAAAGAAAAAGTTGGTGCTAATTTATTCTCAGATTTAGAAACCGAACCAGAAGAAACAGAAAATGAAACTGATAACGGAACAGATTGAGAGCGTAGAATTTTTAATTGAGGATAATGGATCTGGAAAGACTCATTTTATTGAAGGCGTTTTCCTTCAGTCAGAAATTAAAAATAGAAACGGAAGAGTGTATCCTATGAACGTTCTTGAAAAAGAAGTTCAAAGATACACCGAATCTTTTATTTCTAAAGATCGTGCGTTAGGAGAGTTGGGGCATCCCGAAGGTCCTACTGTAAATTTAGATCGTGTATCTCACAAAATTGTTTCACTCAAAAGAGAAGGAACAAACTTTATCGGTAAAGCAAAAATTCTTGAAACCCCTATGGGTAAAATTGCAAAGAATTTACTTGACGAAGGTGTAAAACTAGGTGTTTCATCTAGGGGTGTTGGATCTATTTCTGAAAGAAATGGCGCAAGTTATGTCCGCGATGATTTTATGTTATCTACTGCTGCCGACATTGTAGCAGATCCTTCTGCTCCTGATGCTTTTGTTGAAGGAATTATGGAAGGTAAAGAATGGATTTGGAACAACGGCATTCTTACCGAACGTCATATTGAAACTTTTAAGAAAGAAATTGACTCGGCAACTTTATATAATCTCCAAGAGACTAAAGTTTCCGCGTTTGCAAAATTCTTAAAAGACATAGAATTATAAATAAATTATAGCAAATTACAAGACTATATTAAAGGAGAATATCACATGTCAGCATCGGTTGACCAGAAATTTGAAACTTTCGTAGAGGAAACTCTTGAAGAGAAGGCACCAACCGATGGTGCTGGCAAAGCAGATCCAATGCAAAAGTTGGATGTTCCTGCTCCTCAAGATACTTCCAAAGACGATCTGGGTGGTCCTACCAACCAGAACTACAAAAATGATGACAACTCTGCAAAGATTGCCAACAAAGGTACATCCCAGGTCCATGACCAAAATAACAAGGACGCTACCGCTGGTGACTCTGCTCCAAAGAAAATGAAAGAGGAAGAAGAGATTCAAGGTGAAGTAGTTGCTGAAACTACCGAAACCGAATCTTTCTCCGTCGATGAAGATGTTACCGCACTTCTGACCGGCGAAGAACTTTCCGAAGAATTCCAAGAAAAGGCACGTACAATCTTTACTGCAGCAGTTTCTTCTAAACTTGCTGAAGAAACTAAAAAGATTGAAGAGTCTTATGAGGCACGTTTCTCTGAGCAAGTTGAAGAGTTCAAAACTGAACTTGCTGAGAAAATGGATAAGTTCCTCAACTATGTTGCTGAGGAATGGAAGAAGGAGAACGAAATCGAACTCCATAACGGCATCAAATTAGAGATGGCCGAAAATATGATGCTTAAAATGAAGCAACTTTTTGAAGAAAATTATGTAGAACTCCCTGAAGAAAAATATAATGTAATGCAAGAGATGACAGACAAATTAGATGAGATGGAAGAAAAGCTCAATGAGCAAATTGAAGTATGTGTGTCACTTCACGCCGAGAAAAATGCTCTCGTAAAAGAGCGTATGATCTCAGAAGCATCTAAGGGTCTTGCTCAAACCCAAGCAGAGAAACTTAATTCTCTTGCAGAAGGAATTGAGTTTGAGTCCGAAGAATCTTTCACAGAAAAACTTACCACCGTTAAGGAAAGTTATTTCCCCAAAGAGGAAGTTCAACTGAAAGAAGATATTGCAACTGATGTTGCAACGACTATTGATGATCCACGTATGGCAGCATACGTAAGAGCAATTAATGCTCATCGCTGATCTTCAAATTATACACACTTACTAATTAAATCCGGAGAAAAAAATGTTAGGTATTTCCCAACAACTCCAGGAAAAATGGAATGATGTTCTGTCCGCTGAAGGCGCAGATCCAATTTCAGATCCCTATAAGAGAGCTGTTACTTCCATCCTCCTGGAAAATCAACAAAAAGTAACCGACGTTGAAAGACAGATTCTGTCTGAGGCAGGTGCAACAATCACTACTGGTTCAAACGCATCCCCTGGTGCAGGTAGTGGCGAAGCTGGTTTTAGTTCTGGCGCTGCTGTTGGTGGTCCTGTTGCTGGTTTCGACCCTGTACTGATCTCAATGATCCGTCGTTCGATGCCAAACCTGGTCGCTTATGACCTCGCAGGCGTTCAACCAATGACTGGTCCTACTGGAATGATCTTCGCAATGCGTGCGAAGTATGATGACCAAAATGGTAATGAAACCTTCTACGATGAGGTTCTTACTGGTCAGTCAGGTGCTGATGGTGTTAATCCTGGTGCAACCATTGCTAATACTGGCAACAACCCTGCAGTATTGAATGACGTTTCTGGCGATAACGAAGCAACTCGCCAAGCACGTTACACCACTGGTGCAGGTATGGGTACTGAAGTTGCTGAAGGACTCGACAGCGACGGTTCTAACCCTGATTTCAGAGAGATGGGACTTGGTATCGAGAAGGTCTCGGTAACCGCTAAGTCACGTGCTCTGAAAGCATCCTACAGTCTTGAACTTGCACAAGACCTGCGTGCTATTCACGGTCTTGATGCTGAGTCGGAACTGGCAAACATTCTTTCTGCTGAGATCCTTGCTGAGATCAACAGAGAAGTTGTCAGAACTGTTTACAAGTCTGCTACTCGTGGTGCTCAAATTGACACCGCAAACCCAGGAATCTTTGACATGGACGTTGACTCCAACGGACGTTGGTCTGTTGAGAAGTTCAAGGGTCTCATGTTCCAAATCGAGCGTGACGCAAACGTAATTGCACGTCAAACTCGTCGCGGGAAGGGCAACATCATCATGTGCTCTGCTGACGTTGCATCTGCACTTGCTGCTGCTGGTCAACTCGACTATGCACCTGCTCTGGAAGGCAACAACCGTCTCCAGGTAGATGACACCGGTAACACCTTCGCTGGTGTTCTCAACGGTCGCTATCGCGTCTATGTCGATCCTTATGCAACCATCACTCGTGGTGGATCTGGATCTGCTTCTGGCAATAACTACTACGTTGTTGGTTATAAGGGCACCAATGCTTATGACGCTGGCATGTTCTACTGCCCATATGTACCTCTCCAGATGGTACGTAGCGTTGGCGCTGAAGACTTCCAGCCACGTATCGGGTTTAAGACTCGTTATGGCATGGTACTCAACCCATTCGCTAAGGGTGCAACTGATGTTACTGGAAATGCCGATCCTCTGGCAGCAGGTAACCTCGGTGCTAACGTATACTACAGAAGAACTTCTGTTGCAAACCTGATGTAATCTCTTGCATCACATTATATCAAGGAGGTCCCTTTTTGGGACCTCTTTTTTTTATGTTTAATTATTTTTAGTTTTGTAAAAATGAAACTAATGTTCATTACGTTAGATAAACTTGTCTAGATAATATAGAGTTATGAGAGGTAAAAATGAACCCTAACCCTCCATTGATTATGCTTCAAATGCTAGGAGGTGACAATGCACAATCTATTATCCCGAGCACAATTAGATGAATGGAGACATCTAGAACAAACTATAGACGAACTAGAATCTGAAACTCAAAAAATAAATGATTATTATGAATGTTTAATTGAGTGTGATTCTCGCAATCAAACCGAATGTAAAAAAATATGTAAGGTACTTCTAAAATGATTACTCAAGACCCTTAGGGGTCTTTTTTTATGTCTATAAATAAAAGTGTGAAGGACTCTACCTATGCCAGCATCAAATTACAATCCTAATTTTTTATCTCCTACTGCATTTAAACTAGATCTTCCTGGTTTTACTGAAGTAGATTATCAGGTTCAAAGTGCAAATATCCCTGGCATTAACATGGAGGGTCCAGTACAAGCAACCCCCTATAATGATTTTCAACTTGGAGGTGACAAATTAAACTATCAAGATTTAACAATAGAATTTTTAGTAGATGAAAATTGTGTCAACTATTCATTAATTCATGATTGGATGGTTGGTATTACTTATCCCCAAAAATCCACACAGTGGAAAGATTTTGTGCAAAAACAAGTTGATAAAAATTTTGCAGATTCATGGAATATTGATCAAGTGCAAATTACTCTAACAGCATTAAACAGCAATTATAATGCTTCATTTAAAGTAGATTTTGTGGATGCATTTCCTGTATCTTTATCTACACTACAGTTCGATACAAACACTAATGAC